CTCGCCATATCGGCAATATAGGCCCTACATTCGATCCGATCTAGAGGTGGTGTAGTCGCAGATCCGATGACGTTCGTTTCGTACATGACATCAAGGTACTTTGTGGTGACTATCGGAATAGTGTATTTATTGGCTCCGTGCCGTATTGGGCTCTCATATTCCATACTCTGTAGAAGAACTTTGCGAGCGCTTTATGTGCCCTAATTATTATGGTTGAGCCGTATAGGAATGTCCGGCGAAAAACCGACCGTAACGTATTCAAATTCGAATTCAAATTCAAATAAAAAAGTCCTGGAAACCATGTCATGGAGCGATATCATGACGAAGAAGATGGCGGTGTTTTTCGAGAAGGAGCATGTCCAGTACGCCATCCGGAATAAGATTTTAGATCCGATTCTGAACTACGTGCTGAACAAGATATTCCCGTATATAATGCTGATTTGCGTTATGTTCATACTGCTTCTCGTGTCCGTGATTGTCACTCTCTGTGTGATGATCTTCAAATTCCGTGCGAAGCCGGAGATTGCAGAAATCCTGAAAAAAGATCCGGGCCTTTTAGCATAAATGGCCGGAGCGAGTTCCTCCACACAGATTGATCTGAACTCATTCGGGAGTCTCGTACAGGGTTGGGTGCGCGCCGACATGGCAGTCACGAATTACAACAAGGAGGCTACTCGGCTGCGAAAGGAGCGGGACACGTACGAGCAACAGATCATCCGGACGCTTAAGGATGCGAATCACGAGAAGGCGGTCATACAGATCACCGGAGGGAAATTGGTGGTCGCCGATGATAAGACGACGCAGCCTCTCACGTTTACATCGTTGGAGGAGATGCTGCACTCCTATTACATGGTGGCGGGGCGCCGGGATGAGACGAAGGAGATCATAAAATTCATCAAGGAGAATCGGACGGTGGAGCACGGGCTGAAACTCAAGCGGATTGTGGGCTAAAGTCGGGCCTCGTATACTATGTAGATACAGCAACAGCAGCAGCAACAGATGTCCCACACAGAAAACCGTATTCGCGAATGGCTGGAGGAGCCCGTTTGGTGGAGCATGGATCTTATTCCCCGTAAAATCGTCCTGTATCGGTTCGTAAAGGAGGGGCTGGTACCTTTTATACGGTCCTGTGGATACGCTCTGGGGCGATCTGTGCCGGAAATATATACCTATATTGCGACAGGGTTATATCAATATAGGCCCAAGAGTGTATGGACGGATGAGCCCTACAATATAAAGCCCATACCGGAGGATCAGATGCATTTCAACGATGTTATCAGCTTCGACAGATGGGCCGCCTTCTGGTCTGCTTGGACTGACTGGAGCGATGTGGACCCGGATTTTCCGAAGGGGCGTGAGCGGCAGATGGATATCGAGATGTTTGTTTGGAGACAATTGGATTTGGACAATTCTCCACAAACAGAAATTCTGTATTACCGAATGCATCAGGAAGAGGAAGATGAAGAGGGAGGCAGCAATCGCGACGTGTATCTAGACGAGGCCGCAGGCTGGGGCGGATACAGGAAATAGTAGACGCTATTACGCCGCCCACCTGTCCCCACTAAACGGAAGAATACCGACCATATCAATATTCTCCTTGATTTCCTGGATCTGCTTGTTCATTTTGAGTGTAGAAGCAGTTTTAGGAATGGTGCCATTCTCCATGAGAATACGCTCGTCGTTCGCGGACTGGTCCGGCTTCACGCCGTAGCAATTCACGCCGAAACGCATCTCGGGGTTGTCGAAATAACCACCGTTCACACCGGGACGTCCACACGCACTCTTTTCATCTGCCGGACCGTTCTGGAGCTTGTCCCACGTGTCCTTTTGGGTCGGGTAGATTGCGAGCTGCCCCTTCGTCCAGCCGTAATTGCACCAGTCGGCACCCTTGTTCCAGGCCTCTTTCACCTGCTCGTAACTCGCTAGTTGAGCCCCAAGTGCAAGGCAGAGGGGTTCCGCATCATAGTATGAGTAGTCATTGAGACTCACATTGAAGACCTCTTTGGTTCCCATGGGGAGAAGTTTATTGAGTAGACCCCCGGCATTCGGATCTGCCGCCATCTCTAACGTTGACGGCATAGGTGTAGTAATCGTGTCCTCTTTCTCTCTTAGACGGTCGTCAGGAGTTTCATTCATCGGCACGTCATTTCCGAACAGGCTATGTACGGACTTTTTCAAATAGTCCCAGGCTGTATTGAATTCATCCTTGAAGACGAACATCGCTACGAGAAAGATGGCCGTCAGAAAAAGTACACCGCCTAATATCATCCCCAGTTTAGATCTACCGGAATTCGCGGCGACAGCATTCGCGGAATTTGTCCCGACATTTTTGAAATTGTTGTACGCGTTGGTGAAAACGTTCGAATTTTTGCTATTACTGTTGGTCTTCCCATTCGTAAAAGGCATGAGACTATTTGCGGACGGTATGGCCGAATTCACCGCCTTCGTGGCATTTGTGGCGACCGTATTCACTGCTTTCGCGGTATTTGATGCAAGTGAATTCACGGCGGCAACTGTGGACGCCGCCGCTGTGTTTACGGCTCCCAGGGCGGAATTTGCAGCCCTGTAAAGACCATTTGTCGCTGCAGCGATTGTTGTGGTCGATTTACCTGAATTCCCCGTAGTAAACATGGGACCTATTCTATGTATCCTTAAGATTACAAATGGGCACCCGGAAGAATGCTTGGTATTTGTTTGTAAAAATGCTCTAGGAAAGAGGAGATCCCGACATCGTAGTGAATTCCGTCTGGGGCCTGGCTCGGGTACGCAATACCGAATCCCCAGGCATTCGGCGCATTCTTGAGAACGCCGGTGTTCGGATCATATTCCGTCTGAGAAATATCCGTAGACTCGTCGGAGACCCGGATGGTCGTATCCGGTTGAAATCCGGTGGCGTATATGACCCAAGTGGCATTTCTCGTTTCCCGTATAAGATTGGGAGTATTGTCATAGGACACGAGGCGTACACTCGGATATTTGCCGGATATGATGGAGTCGGCTATGGCCGCCCCATCTAGCTTGAGGCCCTGATACTCGCCGTCGCGAGCCCATATGAAGGGTTTCAAGCCTTTATGCACTCCTACAATCTTTTCTACACCGCTGTCGATGAGATTCTTGAGAGCGACAATACCACTGTGATTTGTCCCGAATACGATGACTTGGTCGGACGGCTTCACGTAGGCCTTGATCCTGTCGAGGTCAAGTGCGACCTCTAGTGGTATGGAGGGGATCGGCATATCGTAGTGTTTGGGTATGGAGCCCTGGGCGAACAGGATACGGGTGGCATTTATTTCTGTTATGCCCGTGCCGGATTGTACGTAAAGGATCCAAGTACCGTCTTCGGGTTTCCATGTGGCACGTTGAACTATCCCGCGGACTGTTTGGAACTTTGCGGCATGAAAGAGGTCTCGGAGCAACTTTGCAATTGTGCGGAGGGGTGTCGGCTGATCGGGGGGTAATTCTTTGGACCACTTGGGGAGATCGAGAGAGGGCAGGCAGCGCCGAAATGCGTCTGTGGTGGCTGACCAGGGCGTATTGGAGATGACATTGGGCCATTTACGCTGGAGGTCACCGCCGTCGAAATGGGGGTCAATAATGCAGAAGTCGTTTGTGGGTAGCCCGAACTGCTGGAGAAGAAGACTCAAGAGAATACCTGATGCTCCTGCTCCAATGATACATACTTTCATACTATGGGTTTTTTGGAAAAAATAAAAGATAGGGGATTATCACCATCGCATTTTCCGGCCTGTTAATTTGTACGATCTTTTACGCTCTTCTTCTTCCCTCCTTTGATATTCGGAATTATATTTTGGTTCTTCACCATATGACCCATAACTCTCAAGAAGTGGACCATTTCCATTCGGAGGCGGCCCATAGAACTCACTTGTAGCTTTTTTCATAGCCATTGTATATTCGGGAGTATGTTTAGCAAGTTTAGACAGACATTCATTTTTAGAGCGTATTATCAGACTACCCAAAGTTAATTTAACATTATTAGTGTTTTTACTAAATATATTATAACAAGGTATCGGATTTTCATAACAACGATCAAACAATTTAGGCACTTCCCCGAATCTATCTATCACCTTTTTAAGTGTGCAGATTCGTATATCATCTTCATTTTCGCTATTCACAATATATGTCGGTGTATTATTAGGACGACTAAGCTCAAGGGGAGGTACCCTCTCTAGCCAAGGAAACTGCTTCAGATATTGAGCTGCTCTTATTTTGTTGGTATAAAGATATCCCAGATATTTTTCAACTATTTCGGGTTTATTCCGCATGCTTCGCCACGTTGTTTTCCAAAGTGGAGGGTCTCCTCCCCGCATCCTACTCCGTCGTGTCCTCCTTCTAAAAGGGCTTCTAGAAATACGTCTAGTCTTTTTCATCTTATTATATAATATGATTTTATAGACCTATAAATAGACCTATAAAATCATTTACTATATTGCTACCGCTAAGTACTTAATTTAAGTACTTAGCTCTGATGGCTAGAACGAAAAGATTAAGTCACTCCAATAGGGGAGTACTTAACTTTAGTACTAGACGTTACCGCCCTTAAGGATTATCCGCAGGCGCCGTCTGGTTTCCGCCGCGGCTCGCCAAGTACTGTCTCTGATCCGGGGTTGTGCAAACGCACCCCCCGCCGCAGCTGAAACTCGCCCCGCAGCATTCGGGCTTGCACTGGTTGTTCTTGAACATGAAAAGATTATCGTCACCGGGAACAAACTTCGATCCCATCAGCGGCTCATTGGGGGCCGTGTATCTCCAGCTGGAGACATTGTTGCCCGTAGGGAGGACGATACCATCATAGCCGCCGATGGACTGATACTTCTCCTTCGCACCGCCCGCATTAGACAGGAGGAAGGAAGTGAATCCCTCGGTGACAGGGGCGTTGGTTGTAACATCCCTGTTCGCCATGGATAACATACCATTCCCCTCGTTTCCACCGGAAGTGGCCATCATGGCCGCCTGCGTATTCGGGAGCATATTTGTCTTTGCCGCCTGGAATCCCTCTCTCTTACGAAAGAACCGTGTAACCATTAAGACGTTGGCTAAAACGAGAAGAGAGAGGCCTGTAACAACGAAAGAGGTCTTCATTGATTCTACATTAGGGGAGGTTTTATTCACGGGTTAAGTATGGCTTTATACTTTTGTGTTCGAGGTACACCCAATTCCGATCCCGCTTCAGAATGGGCGCGGCGGTTTTGTGCGCGCCTTGCGCAATATGATAGAGAGAGTCCAACTTACGGAATACTTTGAGAGGGCCGTAGACTTCGATGGCCTTTCTCAGAGCTGCGTGGCGCTCGTGGCTGTGCTTCTGGAATGAGTAGCCGTATTTGGAGAGCTGGCCTTGTCGTTGTGTTTGTTTTCCCTTCGTCTCTGCTATTGCCTTAGGTTCAGCCTTCCGTTTACGCGTGTCTTTTACACAGGCGGCGGCGACGCTCATTTCCCTCCGTTTCGGGAATGCTCGGAATGTTTTCCCGGAGCGACGCACGGTGAATCCATTCCGAAGAACGCTGTTGGAATACTCGCGCTTGTAACCCTTTCGCTCCATCATACCGGGAGGGCATACTCCGCGTCTTAAAGAACGCGGTCTCGATGATCGACGGGTGGCCCTCTTGGGTACCGGCTGAGCCCGACGTTCTCTCCGCGTAGACGCTTTCCGCGTAGATGAGCGGACACAGCGTGATACGAGACCGAACCAGTCTGTTTTTTCTACATATCCTGGTGGACACACGCTAGACATCTAGTGGACGTTTAGATTTTAATGCCTTTCTCGTAAGTTCGGGATTAAGAGTCAAAGGAAACATATATAGGTCAACATGTAAAATATGTAGACATGTATTTCGTTCATCGTCGGTCATGTCCTGGAGGGACATATTGTTTGATTCAAAAAATGAATTGATTTTTTCGTTCGTGGGTGCCGGTTGATTATTCATAATACTCTTAATCGCCGGCTCCAATTGGCGAATCCGGCGTACAACCGGATTCAAACGATCCTTATCCTGTATGTCCGATTCGGACTTGTATGTCTCTGTACCCTCCTCTATGATTTTCCGCTTAAGTTCCTCGAGAATATTCCGGAATGCGGTCACTTTTGGAGTTAATTCATGATCCTCTTTCATAATCTACTTATTAGATGGCGGTAAATTTGACAGGGAAAAACATACGCTTTCCGGTAGAATGCAACAGTCGCCGCCTCTCTCGTCCGTGCAGAATGAGCCGCACAAGTTCGATGCCGCCAAGCGCTCCGAGTACATTAAGAAGATGGTGGCATGTGTGAAGAAGTACAAGGAGGAGAATCGGTCCGTGGAAGAGATCAAGGAGCTACTGCCGGAATTCCACGAACAGTACAAGAACCTCTTTGAGATGATTACGGCGGAAGAGGGCTACGATGAGAGTAATCTGAACGTCATGCTCTCCATGTTACAGCACATGGATAAGGGAAATCTGACCCAGCACGACGCGTCGGTGGTTGTTGGAAAGAGGCTGTATGATAAGTACGGTAAGAAGGAGTAGCTGCCTCCTTTGACCGCAATGCCGTACCGTTATCCACTCTTGGGCTTCGCATACACCCCGAAAAACTCGCACCACTCGTACGACTTTGTGAGAACATCGTTCAAACACTCTTTTCGCCAGACATCCGGATTGCTCGCAAAAAAGATCGCGTTCTGTATGTGTCTTATCTGCACTTCGTTAGACTGGCGAATATGCCGCTCTAGATATACGACCTCTTCTGACGAACATATGTCGTTTACACTGGCATCAGGGAAATTACCCTGAGCCGCCTGCGTCTCCATCTGCATCAGCATATCGACGATATTTCGGATGCTCGGGCGCAATGATACCCCTATGAAGTAGCGCTCAGAATTACACGGGCGCGTCATCGCCGGCTTATACAGGGTCCATTTCTGAAAGCAGCGCGACAAAAGGAGCACGAACAGTTTCGTATGCGGCGACATACAGTCGAACAGTTTCAAGACGAAGTGGCCGCCCACACGAAGAACCCGTAGGCCGATCGTGGCGGACGATAAGAGAAGATGAAAGATCTGCATTTCCTGTAGGGTATAATCGTCGCTGAAATCGAAGCCCCCGTCGGCAGTGAACAGATGTGCCTCGCCTATTTTTGTTATCTCTGATATATACGACCTCTGATTTTCGGTGTTGTATATGTCACCTGTTCCATCGGATCCATAATGGATCAGAAGCTGCTTGTACTTCGTGATGAATTTATAACTCTTTTTCCAACCGGGTATCTGCGGATTCACGGGCTTCAAGGTCATTGCCACGGATCCCACAATCTTCTTCTTGTTCTTTTCGGCGAATTCGTAGAGGGCCTGAATGAAGCCGCCTGGACCTTCTGCGACGTGGGCCGAGATGAGTTTGGCCGGCTGTTCCTTGAAGAAGGAGCAGACGTGTAGAATTTCGACCATCTTGAAAAAGGATCGGGACAGGGGAGATACGAGACAGATGGATTTCGGGAAATTCTCGTCATTGTGCGTATAGACGAGTTCGTACGGGTTCGCCATTTTCTTCGCAAGTTCCCAGCGTTTCGCCTGGTCCAGCCGTTCAATCGTCTCTTTCATTTTCACCATTGTCTCATCGGACACATGTTTCCATTCGGACGTATACTGAATAAGAGGAGCAGATAGAGCAGTCCATGTTGGACTCTGTATCCATTCCACCGTTTTCCAGGGTGGTTTTTCAGGTATGACCCAGTTCATGTGTGAATATAGTGTCGTATGTTTAGCCCCTCTTATACAAGCACATTATAGATACCCATTTGCTTCAATAGCAACATGACAGAGCAGAGGACGCTATCATAACTCGTATAATAGCACCAAATGGAGGAACGAGAATCTGTGTCTAAGAACCCGTTCAAAAATCCGTACAGGGGTAGCAATATTATTAAAAATATGGGTAGATAACTTTTATTCCAGAACAAAAATATAGGCAATACAAGTAAGAAAAACCATACAAAATAACCGAAAATGCTTATGGGGCTGCCCTGCGTTTCACCCATATCCGTATACCAATACAGATGCCCCTTTTCCGTAACTGTAGTACAGAGTTTTTGTGGTTTGTAGTACTGTATATAATAGACCAGGGCCAGAATAAACACCGAGTACCATACTATAAAATGTTTACGAAAGTCGCTTGACTTGGCCCACGGTATAGCGTACAAGGACCCGAATAAAAATCCGAGTGGCTGTAATACAAGTGCGAGAGGGATTAGTGTAAACGTAATCAACTTATTCGTATCCGTACACCCGCTTCTCGGATCTGTAAGCCATAATAGCAATTCTGCGAACTGCATCATACACCAACCAAGAAGGGCGATCGCAAGCCATTTAAAATGGGGATTTCCAGATAGCAGTAAATATATGATAGCAAAAAGTGATAGGGCGGAGGTTTTTACACTTGACTCTACGCTATAGCACATCTTATTTATAGGAATATTTTCCGTTAGTCCCTGTCAATAACCACCACATCCATATCGGGCTCTTCCACGACCTTCGACGGGTTCGGCATGGTGATATTCATCCGGAGACGCGCCGATGAGCACATATCGTTCTCGTCCTCGTATAGGGCCTTGTCGATCTGCTCCTGTGTGAGCTCGGCATCGTCCTCCTCATCGTATCCCTCCATGGGCGGCAGACCCTCCTGTAGACGCATGAACGCGCCCTCGTCAAGAAGCACATTGAAGAAGCCAGTGCCGCCGCGAATGACCTGGCCAGTCATAATGTTCGCTGAGACACCGGTCACAGGGTCCATCTCACCGAAGAGCGCGGCGTTCAGGAGGATCTTCTCCGTCTCCTCAAACGAGGCTTTCGCCAAGGGCCCGATATCCGTCTTGTTCACACCATGTCTGTTCGACGGCATGAGACGCCCCCCGCGCGTCATCACATCGCAGAGAAGGCCGAGGTGCCGGTTGTTCACGCCGGCCTCCTCAAAGAGCGTCGTGATCTCATGGAGAAGCACGGCGCGGGTCGCCTCTATCCCTAGAATGTCGTAAATGTCGTGGACGTGGCTGCTGGAAAGGCGCGTGGCGTCCACGTAGGGGTGATTCATCACCTCCAAATAGTTACTGCCGTCCGTGTCGAGGACGTACTGCTGAACCTCCTTGTAGACCCCGTCCACGAGTTCCAGCATATCCTTATCCTCGCGGAATGTGACGGACTTGATTCCAGGAACGCCGCGGAACACGATGCCATTCAGAATACGGTTCTGGAATTTCTTCAGGTTCGACAAGTCGTCGAGGCCGTTCTTCATCTGCGCAGGAAGGCGCATGCGCATAATCAGCTTATTACTATTGTAGTCGCTGTAGATGAGATTCAGCGACTCCCCGAAGCGCGAGCGCAGCACATGGGATACGTCGTCCATGCTGATATTCTTGCGGAACATGCGGTCGCGATCCAGCTCGAAGCGGAGGAGCCACGCACTCCACGTGCTCTCGGCACCCTCGTCCTCCTCCTCCTCGAACAGCTTGTAGAACTCGATGAGATCGGCGTCCTCCTCTACGATCGTCTCGGCGTCTTTCGGGTCGAAGTAGATCGCCGTCTTCACGGTGATATCCTTGAGAAGTGTGAGCTCCAGATCCTGGGCGACCTGCCTCGCCCGATCCTTGGAACTGCGGAACTCGGGCTTCAGATAGACGGTCAGCGAAATCGCCTTCGGATTCTGCGTCACTTTTAGAAGCTCCTTGAGGCGCGGCACACCTCTCGTGACGTTGGACTTCGCTGCCACCCCGGCTAGATGGAAGGTGTCCTTGACGGCTAGACATGAGTGCGTCATGAAATTCCTGGTTCCCTCCACAGTCAAGTCATACACGAGGTTCTTGATCGGCACAACCTCTTTGATGGATGTAATAGGGTCCCATACCATGTCGCCCGTCGTATCACGACGGCACTTGCGCTCGGCCGTATTTTGTACGAAATGCTGGTCCAGAATATCCTGCTTGTGCTGGATGCTCAGGCGGAATATCTTTGCGAAGACCGCGCTGTATTTCACAGGAATATACATCGTGTAGTTCGTGCGCACGGAATCAAAGACGCCAAGTTCGGGCGTCCTCTCAGACATCGTGCTAAAGATCCCGTATCTCGCAAAGAGTGTTCCGAAGCGGACGAGGAGTTCCTTAGAGACGGAGGTCGCCTTCACACAGCCTGTACCCTTCTCCACGGACCCGTCCCCGCTCACATATCCGTCCACGAGTCCCTGTACGAACTCATCGGGCGCCTGGAAGACCCAGTCAGGCAGCGTCTTCTCGTGGCTCACGCGACCGAAGAGGCGCTGCATGAGGGCCGCGATGAGCGTCGAGTGAATCACGAGGCTTGTCGTGGTGCCCTTGATGCCGGTCTTGAGAGCCTCGCGCTGTTCGGAAACGGCATGCGTCCCGACATTCCACTCCTTCATGAGTGCTTGGACCCTCTCCAGATAGGCCGGATCGTTATTCGTGATATTCACCTGCGTTGCATTACTGGAACCCTCTGCCAGATAGGCGCCCACGAAGAAGCCGAATGACTCTGTGAGCACAATCTTCTCGGGAATCTGCGACACGTCGGGGCGAGTGCGCGCAGGGTATACGAAGCCGGATTTTATAGCGGCCGCATTGGTGTTCTTGCCATCCACGAACGCCTCGCGGAAAGCGTCGCTACGACTATAGGGCACAGTAAAGACCGTCCCATTATTCTTCTGGAACCAGTGGCGATCCGTGCCATTGAGGGCTGCGAGAGCCGCCTGGGCGTCAGACCCATAGAGCCACTCGGTGGGAGGCAGGTGCTCACGAACAGGAACGCTATCGACCAGGCCGAGCCCACCCTTCATGGCGAGCGAGTTCGCAATCGGTAGACAGTCGCCTATTTGGAGATCCGAGCCATTCACTCCCACGATCTTCCCGTCGACGAGTTTCAAGAATGACTTGCCCTTCGTGCCCTTGACGGTGCGGCCAGAGGCCGTCGTGACCTCCAGAATCGTATTTGTCCCGTCCTCGTTCACTACAGGGTGGCGTGTGATCGCCTCCAGCTTCGTCCACACCATCTGGCCGTCCTCATCACAGGAAATCGCCTGCCAGTCATTCCCGTCATTAAGGTCCAAGTAGAGCTGGTCGTTCGGGAATCGCTGGATTGCCTCGGGCTTAACGGAAGCCATGTGCGTATCCACGAACTCGCCAATATCTGTGCAGACGATTTGGCCGTTCTTCGCAATCATTATCTTCGTGTCCCAGTCCACGCTATTTAGTGTGTTATGCACCAGAATACAGTCATCTACCATGAAGGAATCGTTGCCAGGCACCGTGAAGTCATACACGAACTCCTTCGGATCTTCCAGGTATTCTAGGGCCACGATCTCGTCCCAGACCACGTCGGAATAGGCTGCTGACACAAGAGGTGCGAGCTCGGCCTTTGTCGCCCCCGCTTTAGCAAAATCCTCAATATACTTCCGAAGAGTGAGCCGACCCACACTCTCCTTCTTGGCCCAGCGCCCATAGTTGCGGGACTGGCCGGGCATATTCAGAGATTTCCCGAGCGCAGCAATATAATCTCCTAGCGCCGGAATCTTATCGTAGAGTTCCTTCGTATCGTGCTTCCCATCCCGCTCCATCCACTCGACGATGGTGTCAAGGGCTGAAGCCTTTTCTTGCAAGCGGAATCCGATGCGCTCCTTGAAGAGCGCCGCATACTTCTTCAGAATGCTTACCGTGTGCATGACCTTTCCAGGAATGCGAACGGACGTCTCCTCGCCTAGAACACCGAAGATGCCGCAATAGGAGAGTAGGCGGTTCACGGACCGAATGAGGCTCTCGCTGCGGCTTCCCACACGAATCATGTGGCGCTCGGCGCTCACATTGCCATCGCCGTCAAAGTAGCCGCTGAGAAGGCCGTACTGGAACTCACGGCTATACGAGAAGACATCTGCCCCAAGCGTCTTGTTGTAGGAGCCGGTGTTGAATTGGGTCATTAAGAAATCCTTCAACTCTTTACTACGGATAATCGTATCTTTTCCAGGACCATACTCGCCCACATAGTTAAATACTTGTACATCCCATCCATAGATTGCTGCGATTTCCCGAATGTTTTTCTCCACCACGGGATGTATCTTGCATATCTTCACAGTATTTCCAGAGAATGAGCCATCGGCCAGGTAAATTCCACAGAGCCATCCGAACGCCTTGGTCAGTGTGAATGGACCGACTCTCGTGAGGGCTCCAGGAATTTCCGCAACGTGGTTCGCAATGGGGATGCGTGTTCCAATGCGTAAGTCCGAGCCACGAATAGCCTCCACACCCTTTTCCGTGCGATGCAAGAACGAATGGGAAAGAGTTGCCGTATTTTTGCGGCCAGAGCGAGTCGTCACTTTCACGAGACCCCCATTCGCAGGGTGGCGACTCACCTCACTAATCGGCATCCAGGACACCTTCTCATCTTGGCTGACACCCACAATACGATACGTGTCCAACTCCGTACGGAGCACGCTGCTCACCTCGGCTTTTGTGGGGCCAATAAGAGGATCAATAAATCCGGAAATCGGACCACAGTAATTTTCACCGGTTTTTACATTTATGACGTGTACGATGGTGCTACCCACTTCACTCATCTGCGTAGATGGCTCGCCGATGCTCTGGGCCGCGATGATTCCCACCTGCTCCCCAGGCTGCACCCAGCTCTGCCAGTTCTTCACGAGAATCATCTCACAGCCCGTGTCGAACGCCTTCTTTGTCAACCGATCCTTCACGATGATCTTGTGCGGGGACAGATAGTAGCGCAGAAGAGCCGCCCAGAGAGAGTGCTTCGTCTGTGTGCGCTGTATGAGGCGATCAATGCCGGCGATCACGTAGAGGGGCGTCAGATCCGTCTTCTTGTCTGCGCCCAGCTTGAAACTCACGGAGACATTCATGAGAACGCGCTCCAGGTTCACGGACGCAAAGAGGGGCGCGTCCTGTTTCATGCGCTGGATGCCCTCCACGAGCATCTTGCGGTCCGCCACGATTTGTGCGGCGAACTCGGCGAGAGCCTGGGAGTCCTCCCCACGCTGCGCGTCAGCCTCCAGAATCCCGGCGATGTCGACGCCGGTCATGCCATACTGCTTCAGAATCTCCTCCTCGGACAGCTTCCCGATTCCGAGATTCGCCGACTCAATCTTCGTCGCATTGATGCCGTCCTCGCCGTACTGGAACTGGAGAATGTTCATGCGGGAGTCCCGGACGGTCCCGTCGTACTGCGTCGTGAGATCCTCCATGGCCTTCACGAGCTGGCGCTGGATATATCCTGTGTCGGCCGTTTTTACTGCCGTGTCAATCAGACCCTCACGACCTGACATGGCGTGGAAGAAGAACTCCTGCGGCGTCAGACCCTGGATGAACGACGACTCCACGAATCCGCGCGCCTCTGCGCCATCATCGTATTTCTTATAGTGCGGCAGAGTCCGGTCCGTGAACCCATAGGGAATACGGCGCCCCTCGGGAGCCTGCTGGCCCACACACGCCATCATCTGCGCAATGTTGATAGTGGAGCCCTTGGAGCCCGCACGAACCATCGCCACAAGACGGTTCTCATCGGACAGAGAGCCGAGACCGATCTTGCCCGCCTCCTCCGTGGCCTTATTGAGTTCCCCATACACCTTGTCCTCAAACTCCTGGCGATTGGACTTACCCGTATTATTGTCAAAGAGATCCATGTGAATCTGGAGGAGTGTGTCCTCAATCGCCACCTTCCGCTTCTTGATGACCTCCTCCATCTGC